GTCTGATCCGACTCGCTATTTAGCTCCTTGTATCTGCATATCCGGTAATGCTCTAACCGTGTCCTACTGCCTATCGCCCAAGTGTAAGTGTAGGTGTCGAGCACCAAATACAGGACGATAACTTCCACATATTATGCACTAGGATCGACCCAATCTGGGTTTGCTACCCATTTTGGATCAGCACTAGGATCGTAGGTGTACCGATTGCCTGTCCAGTTACTAGGCGCATCCGTCACGCTTTCAGTCAGCGTGGCATTGCTAGAGTTTAGGTCAGCAATGTAAAAGTCTGGTGACGATGGATCGCCAACAGTAATCTTGTCAGAACCCATGTCCACGGCCTTGCTGTCCTCGAACAAATACTTAGACAGCTTGGTTGTGTTTTCGGTAATGGTTTTCATGTTTTAGCCCTTTACTAAAATTTCAGTGGATGAAACTGCTGTGCCTGCCGTAACAGATGGCGAGTCGGCAGTTAAGCCTATTGTGCCATCAGTCTGTACAAAATACGTTTGCCCTGCCGTCAAGCCTGTCTGCTTGTCATTAACTGAGCCGCCTAGTTGAATGGTCGCTAGACCATCTGCCGTGACATCTTCTTCTGCAAAGCCAATAAAGTTTTCAGAGGTGAGAGCAGGGCCGAGTTCAAGAGCCGCTATCGTGGCATGACTACTGTTTCCGCCATCAGGGTAAGCAAAAACAAAAACATCGGCGTTAGTGTCGTAAATCACCGACTGATTACCGCCAACATCGCTGTCGATTTCAGTGCTCCCGCTAAAACTGACGCTGGTTCCAGAAATGGTTGCCTCGTAAAAATCCGAATCACTGCTGTAAACAAATATTCCAAATCTACCAGTATCAGGATTGAATGAGACAGACGGGAAATAACCAACTTCAGTGCTTGTGTAAACTACAGGCGTCCCAAAAGAGATGCTTGTCCCCGAAACTGTACCGACCACCGCCGTACCGTAGTTTGAATTTCCTACATCTGCATAAACAATAAGAACCTTGTTGTTGGTGCTGTCAAAAGCAATATCTACATCCCGTACTTCAGCAGACTCAAACACAACCTCAGAGCCATAAGAAATGCTGGTGCCAGACACCGTGCCAACAATTGCAGTTCCGTAGCTTGAATTACCATTGTCTTCGTAAGCAATAACCACTTTGTTGCTTGAGCTATCAAAAGTTAAAGAAATTGAGGTGGTGCTTGCGCTGTTGAAAGTTACCGCACCCCCATCACTTATAGAAGTTCCGCTTACCGTCAAAACACGCACTTTGCCTTGACCGCTATCTGGTACGTCTCTGTACCCGACAACCACCTTGTTATTGCTCGATGAATCAAAAGTACTGCCTATAGCGGTAGTGTTGGCGCTTTCAAAAACCACCGCCGTTCCAAACGAGATGCTCGTCCCCGAAACCGTGCCGACAATGGCAGTGCCATAATTGCTGTTGTTTTTGTCTCGATAGCAGATTACGACCTTTCCGTTACTTGAATCAAAAGTAATTGATAGGTTGTCCGCGCCGCCTGATGAAAACTGCACAACAGACCCCGCTGTGCAAGTAGTGCCAGAAACCGAAACCACAAATGCTTTTCCAACATCACTGCTTCCTTCGTCAGTGCAGGCAACAACGACTTTGTTATTGGTACTGTCAAAGGCTGACACGACAAAATTTACGTTAGAAGAGATTACCGTTAGGGCAGAGCCTAATGTTGATCCCAGCTTTGTGGCTTTGCCATCACTCTTGACTATAACTGGATTACCAGCCGTTAAGTCTTTTGATGCCGTCAACTGAACCGTGCTGGCTGGTGCATTTAGCTGTCTGCCTACATAACTCATGTCAGCCCTTCACGATCAGTTTGGTTGAAGTAACAGCAGTGCCTGCGGTAACGCTGGGGCTATCTGCTGACGTACCTATCGTGCCGTCTGTCTGCACAAAGTATGTTTGACCGGGCGTCAGACTTGACTGTGTGGTGCTAACGCCGCCCTTGATTAGTACCGTAGCTGTTTCTGTATCAGACGCCGCGTATTCTGCAATGCCTATATAATTTTCTGAGGTAAGGTTTGTAGAGGTATATGGAGTCTGATAAACAATACCGGTGCCGTAGCCGGAGTTAGCCTCATCCCGATACCCGATTACGACCTTCTCAGCACTAGAATTGTAAGCGGCGGCAACGCTTCCAGTGCTTGCGCTCTCAAAAGTATACGGGGTGCTAAAGGTTACGGAGGTGCCGCTGATCGTGCAAACCACAACCTTGCCGTAATCACTCCCATCCGCATCTTCATAGGCAATAACTACTTTTTGAGCGGTAGCATCATAAGCGGCTGAGATGAAATTACTTCTTGCGTCAAACTCTGCGGGGGTGCCAAAACTGATTGATGTGCCACTGACTGTTCCCACAACAGCCTCTCCCTCATTCAGCCCACTAGCGGTATCCTTATAAGCTATAACAATCTTTTGGGCGCTAACGTCATAAGCAACGCTCACACCTGATACTGATGAAGAATCAAAAACTTCGGCAGTACCAAAACTAATCGAAGTGCCGCTCACCGTCCCTACAATGGCTGTGCCGTAACTTGAGTTTCCAGCGTCCCGATACGCTAAGACCACTTTGTTGTTGGTAGAGTCAAAAGCAGACCCAATATCAAACGTATTCGCACTTTCAAATGCCGTTGCCGAACCAAAACTAATTGAAGTGCCGCTCACCGTTCCCACGATGCCATAACCATAATTATTTGTAGTATTATCTTTATAACCTATGACAATTTTTTGAGCGTTAGAGTCGTAAACAGCGGAGTTAAATGAAGCGTTTACACTGGCGTACACAACGGGGGTTCCAAAGCTAATTGAGGTGCCGCTGACGGTGCCAATAATCGCCGTACCGTAACTAGAATTTCCTTCATCCCTATAAGCTATTACAATTTTTTGAGCGTTGGCATCATAGGCGGCTGAGATACTGTTAGTAAGAGCACTTTCAAATACAACCGGAGTGCCAAAGCTAATAGACGTTCCACTAACGGTTCCCACCACAGCGGTGCCGTAGTTTGAGTTATCTGCATTACGGTACGCTATAACAACCCTGTCGGCGTTTACGTCATAAACGACTGACGTATCAAAGATGCTCTGACTTTGAAATACAACGGCTGAACCTAGCGCCTCTGTAACGGTAGTTGAAACGATCTGAGCCACATCTCCATCAGCCTCGACAATACACGGCTTACCCGCAGTGATCGCACCACTGGCCTTAGCCTTAAATAGTCTTGGCAGCGTGTCACCTAGGATCTTCATTCTTTAACCACCAATTCAGTAGCGGATATAGCTGTACCAGCTAGAACAGATGGCGACCCTGCTGTAGTGCTGAGTGTGCCGTCTTTCTGCACAAAGTATTGCTGGCCTGCTGTAAGGCCGGTCTGGTTACGGTCTATGCAACCCACCACTGCCACAGTAACATCCTGTCCGTCTGTGTAAGCCCTGTCTGTTATGCCTATGTAATTTTCTGTTGTGACATTTGTGGCGGTATTTGCCGCTTGGAAAACGACAGCTTTGCCTTTGGCAGAATCGCCAGAGTCTTCATAAAATATAGCCGTCCTCTCTGCATTGGCATCGTAAGCAGAGGCAAATGCCCGACTCGAACTATCTTCAAACACCAGTGCAGTGTCAAACGAAATAGAAGTGCCGCTTACCGTTCCGGTTATTACCGTGCCGTAGCTACTATTAGAGGTGTCCTGATAAGCTATGACGATTTTACCGGAGCTTGCGTCATAAACCGTTTTAGTGGGCTGGCTCACTTGCCCCGCCTCATACTGCACAGCAGTTCCAAAGCTAATACTCGTACCGCTTACTGTCCCAACTGCGGCTTTTCCCTTGTTTGAATCTGCTGAATCTGCGTATGCCACCACCACTTTTCCAGCACTGCTGTCATACGCCGCAGATATACGCAACATACTTGAATCTTGAAACACTGCGGCAGAACCAAAGCTAATACTGGTTCCCGATACGGTTCCTACCTTTGCCTTGCCTTTTTGACCGTCGCCATTGTCTGTATAAAAAACTACGGTTTTGTCGTTTGCAGAGTCATAGGCGAGGTCACATACGCCATAAGCGCCGTTGTTGTGGACTGTCTCTTGTGATCCAAAACTAATTGATGTGCCTGATACAGTGCCGACAATCGCATACAAGTTAGAGCTATCATCGTCATAAATACAAACAACTTTTTGGGCGGTGGAGTCATAGACGTTGTGGTTGTCGCCAGTGGTTGCGCTCCTAAAGACAACCGGCGTTCCAAAACTGATTGATGTGCCTGATACAGTGCCAACAATTGCAGTTCCGTACTGACTGTTACTATGATCCTTATATGTGATTACGATTTTCCCAGCATTTACATCGTATGCTACAGCGTTATCAATAGTAGTCGCACTCTCATAAACCACGGCAGTGCCGAAACTTATTGAGTTATCGCTGTTGTCTACTGTACCAACCCTTGCGGTTCCGTATGAGCTATTGCCGAAATCTCTGAAAGCAATTACTACCTTTTGGTTTGCAGAGTCATAATCTGCATCCATACTTATGTTGTAGCTAGTGCCACCAAATTCAACCGGTGTTCCAGCGGCTTGCGCTACGGCTGTCTCAGAAATTGCCTTTACCTTGCCGCCTACATCGTTGATTGCAACAACAGCTTTACCGTGATCGCTATCGGTTTGATCGTTGTATGCGATTACAATTCTTTCTGCCACAGAGTCATAAGCTGGTGCAAGGTAAATACCCGCGCTAGTGTTACCAGAAAAAATTATGGCTTCGTCTGATCTAATTAAGTCAACACCAGAAACAGTCAGATACGCAAAAGTCGCATTGCCATCTGCACGATCTTTATACGCTAAACCCATTTTATTTGCCGCAGAGTCATACGCCAAAGCAATTGAGCTTGTTGCAACACTTGAGCCGGGATTAAACGTCATTGTGTTGCCTGTCATATTGATAGAGGTTCCGCTCACCTCTAGGGATACAGCCTTGCCCTCATACTTAGTACTGCCTGCATCCGCGTAGGCAATAATCACTTTGTTTGCACTACTGTCAAAGGCTATTGCAATGTAATAAGTGCCGTCATTTTCAAAACCATTTGCGGAGCCAAAGCTAATTGATGTTCCACTTACCGTCCCAACAATTGCTTTGCCTTTGTCGCTGTCGCCCCCGTCTTTGTAGGCGAGAACCACTTTGTTGTTTGAGCTATCAAACGTAGCCGCAATATAAGTAGACTGTGCGCTCTCAAACACCACAGGACTACCAAAGCTGATTGATGTCCCAGAAACAGTGCCAATCACGGCGTTGCCATAACTGGATGAACCGGGGTAACAGATAACTACTTTGTTTTCATTGCTGTCAAAAGTGATTGCCGCATCAACGATGCCATATGAAACAAAGACAACAGCAGTGCCAAAGCTGATTGACGTTCCTGACACAGTGCCGACAATAGCTGTACCGTAATTTGAATTGCCCCCGTCTTTGTAAGCAATGACAACTTTGTTGTTGCTAGTGTCGAACGTGCATCGTATGTGTTCGACAGAGGCTGACTCAAAAACTACGGGAGTGCCGAAAGAGACGGTGTTGCCAGAAACAGTGCCTACTACCGCCGTTCCATAGTCGGAGTTGCCGTTGTCCTGATAAGCAAAGACTACTTTATTGTTGGAACTGTCAAAGGTTCCCCAGTAGTAATAAGTGCCAGCGGCCTCAAACTCTACTGGACTGCTCAAGGTAGGCGCACCGGGAGCGGTCACGATCACAGGCTTGCCTGCCGCTATAGAGCCATCTGCTGTCGCAGTGTAGAAAGCGTCCAGTATGTTGGGGTCGTTACCAATAAAGCGCATGGCTTAGACCTAGCTTATTTCTTCGTAGCTAACAAAAACCTTGAGGTCGTTTGCGGCACTAGCAGTAGCCCCAATGCTCCGGTCTTCTTCCAAATACAAAGATGTATTTTTGTCGATTACTACAAGCGTTGAGTCCTGCGGCACAGAAACCGTTTTGACGATCTCTGTGGCAGTGCCGCCAATATCATCTTGGCTGTAGTAGCTAATTGTAATGTCAGCCGCTACAGACCCGTCTACATTTGCGACAGTAAGGCTATTTACCTTAAACACCTTGCCAGAGCTTGCGGCGTTTGACACTACAGCGGTTGCAGAAGTCGAGCTTAAATCAACAACGGCGCTTTTGCCTGTAATAGTGGCGACATTGACAATGTTGGGTGCGGCCATTTTCTATCTCCTATCCAAATACAATAGCCATCGCAATGGCTTTGCCCGTGTTAATTCCTGCGGCTCCAAATGACAATTTGCCAGAGCCATCTGTCAGTAACGCCTGCCCGCTTGTCCCGTCTGCGTTGGGAAGCTCTAAGCTATAGGTGGCACTAGCAGAGTGAGGTGGCCCCTTTAGGGTTACACCGTGGCTGTTTGACTCGCAGTTAAACCTGATTGCACCAGCATTGGTATTGCCGTAAAGCTCAGTAAAGCCAGTGCCATCTGGGAATAGCTGTATGTTGCCATTGCTGTTTGTGGATTTAATTGCATTGGTGTCAATTTGAAGATTCTCAATCGACACCACGCCATTCGCGTCTTCAAATACTGACTTGTCAGCAGGATATGTCAGGATGACATCTTTGGTTCCTGCGGAGAAGTTGACCGCACTGTTGCTGTTGGAACTCGACAACACCGTTGTACGGGTTATCGTGTTGCCGCTAGTAGCATAAGTGCCAAGACCAACCTCAAATGCGAGGTTGTTGTTGTCAATGATCGCGTAATAAGTTGTATCCGCATTAGACAGAACAGAAGCAAAAGTGCGAAAGTTAGGTTCCGCACCGCCAAGAGAGATTGCCCCGGTGCCTGTTGTTGTGGTGGTTTCTTTTACGCGATCTGCTACGACCAAAGCCATGACTAAGCAATCCTAATGATCGCGTTAGATGCGTCAGCCGTTGGGAACACAATCGTGAAGTCGCCAGCACTAGATGACTTATCAGAACCAAAGTCCAACACCAAAACGGTATCTGTCGTACCAGAACCGCCGCTAGTTGTCGTGTTATATATAAGTGCTCCTCTCGCCGTCAGGGTGCTTGAGGAGAACGTGAGATCGGCAAAGTCGGTCAGGGCTGTGGTGCCAGACAAAGTTGGGGTCACATTTGTCAGTGTCCCTCCACCTGCTGAGTAACCTGTACCGCTGATCTCATTGCTGGTTGTGTACGCTGTGGTAGACGCATCAAAAGAGGCGCTGTTGGTATACATCGCCAACTTAAACGTGTGAGCACCGTTCGTAAAATTGTGTGCGCCAATAAGCAGTTCCTGCTTAAAAGATGAGCACATGAAGTTTCCGCTAAAAGCCATATCACATTCTCCTGATTAGTTCGGCTAAGTCTTTTTGCCCTGCGTCCAGAAGGGCGTTATACACTGTAGTTCGGTCGCTATTTGCGGCCTCTTTCATGTAGAAAACAAGAACCGCTCTAATGTGATCCTTGAATGCCTGCGCCTGTGCCTGTACCTCTGGCAACGCAGTATCGGCTACCGAGATGATCTTATCTAAGCATCTCTCAGCAATCTCGTCTGGGGAAAACCCTCTGTTCTGTGTTGTGTGTACATTAACGCTACCCACCTCAAAGCCACCGCTAACACCAATCATGCTCTAGCTTTCCTTACTTCGCCCGATCTATAGCTGTCTGTCGTGCTGTAGCCTTCGCCCAACTGCTCCAGATTGGTCAGCGCCTCCATATACCGTTGGGTATACATCTGCATCAAATCGGGGTCGCCCTTCAAAAAGGTGTACGCCTCGACAAGACAGCCATACAGAAGCGTGGACTCTGCGTTGGTGCCGAGCCAGCTTGTGCCGTCTCCAGATGCGGTAATTGAGGTGGGTTTGTGGAAGTAGTGCAGTTCTGCGTCATAGGCAGAATCAGGGGTGGGGCCGAGAATAAACGCGGTGCGGCTGAA